CTCCAGGCATACTTCACGGCGTCACAAACGACCGGGTGATAGAGGCGACCATCGCTGCACTTGATAAAACCCCGGAGGGCTACTTCCTTAACCTTCTTCCACTTGGAACCGGCGCCGGAGAAGGCGGCAAGGATGCGATCATCATCTGGCAAGCTGCCGGCCGGGACCTGTTTCCATGCCCGACACCACAGCAGGACAGCCGCCTTGAACTCATCGCCAGAGGCAAGGACGGCGAGTTCCGAGGCGGTCAGGCGCTCGACGTTGAGCAGGAACCCGTCCATGTCCCTGACGTCCTGATCCGCCGTGGTGAGGGGTTCTCTCTGTTCAGTCATTCCATTCCCCCACATGCCGGCGATAAAGCCCGGCGATGACGATTTGATGCCCGGCGGTAAGTTCGGCGCCGGAAACGATGTCGCATTCGATACGGCTCAACAGATTGACCAGCGGGACCAGGCGATAGGACTCCGCGTTCTGGAGCAGTTCGCAGCACATGGATTCGAGGGCCCAACGGTCTAACTGCCGTTCGCTGGATACCGACCGCGGGTCCTGGAGGGTGGCGAGGGAGGTCAAAGCATCGCCTCCTGCACTGGCTTTGCGGGCGGCTGGATGAACATATCCGGTTGCTTATAAGCGGCTTCGATCCGGCGGCAGGCTATGTCGAAATACCGCTCTTCAAGCTCAATGCCGATGAACTTCCGGCCTAGCTTGGCACATGCTACGCCTGTGGTGCCGCTGCCCATGAAGGGGTCGAGGATGAGGTCGGCGCCGCTTGTCTCGATAGCAGTGTGCGCCAATTCAATGGGGAAGCTTGCGGGGTGATCTGGGTCAACGGTCGGTCTAATCCGCCACACGTCACCAACGGCAGACGCTGATTTGTGCCGCAGGGAAAAGTCAGGTTTCGCGATGAGAACAACCCACTCACAGACCGGCATATAGGCACCGTTCATGCAATTGAAGCCAGACCCGCGGTCCCAGATGATGACTTGTCGCACCGGCAAATGAACGATATCGAGTGGTGTCCGGATCGCGCGCTTAACCAGCCTAGGCTTGTGATTGTAATAAATGGCTCCAGAAGAAACGCGCCACAGATGGTCGAGGATAGAACGCTGCCACGCGATATAATCAGGGTAGGGCATGGCGTCATCGTGGGTGCCGTAGCCCTGTCGCAGCTTCCCGTCACCCACTTGCTGCCGGCGTGACCAACCCTCAGACCGCCTTTGTCTTCCATGCCTTCGCCCAGGTTGTAAGGCGGCGATGTAACGGCAACCTCAACCGCACCAGCCGGTAGCGTAGGGAGGATTTCCAGACAATCCCCTAGGTATAGGGTGGCGTCTCCGATCTGCTCCATGCGGGTGGGGGTGGAGGGAGTCATGCTGCGTCGACCTCACGGGCGAACAGATCGTCTTGCCTGTCCTGTGCGTCGAGGTAACGGCTGGCTTGTCGCCAATAGGATTCCTTCAGCTCGGTGCCGAGGAACTTGCGGCCGGCCTTGAGGCTCACCACACCCTCGGAGCCAATCCCCATGAATGGCGATAGAACAGTATCGCCGGCATTGGACCAGAGCCGCACGGCCCTCTCTGTAATATCCAGCGGCATCGGGCAGATGTGCTTTTCGTCTTGCGGCTGCCGGGCGGCGTCGGCGTTGAGGACGTTGGTTTCCTGCGTATCCATCCACACGGGCGATGCCCAGTTCTGCCAGATATCCAGGCCTTCGTAGTATTCCCGCTCAAATGAACTGCCGGCGTCGCGGTTGTGCGGTCTGATGAATTTCTTTCCTTCGCCGCCCCATTCCTGAACCCTCATATAGTCGTGCATCACGCGCGGCGTTTCATCCATGCCTTCCGACCACTTGCGAAAAACCAGAAGGTATTCAGGGAGTCCGACGCGGATGCGGGCACAATCGCCCCTGAAGTTCTTGTAGAGCAACCCGTCAGGCTTGCTCTTGGTCATTTCCCTGACCGGGCAGCGCCAGATCGTGACGCGACTGTGATAGGTCCAGCCGGCGCGCTTGTGGGCCGCGACTGTTTCGCCGGAAAAATCTCGCAGGCCTCGATCACCTTTGGCGCTGGAATTCGAATAATAGACCAGATCCTTGACGTGAACGGCGGAAAGACGGCCAGGCCGCGTTACGCGGAACTTCTCTTTTAGCAGGAAGGAATACTGCCGGAAGAACTCAGCATCGTCCTTCGTGTTGCCCATGTCCGCGATGGAGTCATTGTAAATATAGAGCCCGGAAAACGGGGGAGAATAGACCGAGAAATCAATCGAGTTGTCGGGAAGCTGCGACACGATGTCGACGCAATCCCCATGATATGCGGCGAAGCTGTTGCCGTGATTCTCATTCAAGCAGCGGACTTCAGCCATGCCGGCAATCTCCCTTTGTGCGTCGGGTTGTAGGCTTTTTTCGTCGCTTCGCTTCTGTCTCTGGCGCGGGACATGGCACCCCGCATCGCAATCTTCATCTTGTCGTGATCGGCCGTTTTTCGCTCCACGATGCGTCCGATCTCGGCCTCGCCTTCAGCAACGGCGATATGGACCTCTACCTGTCGTTTCTGCCCGAACCTCTGACAGCGCCTGACGGCCTGGTAAAACGTCTCGTAGGAATAGGACCGGCCGACGAACGACATGCGGGCGCAATGGGACCAGTCCAATCCGAAGCCGGCCAAAGATGGTTTGGTAATAAGGTGCTTCGCCTGCCCGGTCCCGAAGGCCTCCAGAAGTTCCTCTTTTTTCTCGACGGACTGAGAGCCGCGAACTTCGATGGCCGATGGAATTGCGGCTTTGAGCGCGTCGGCCTCATAATCCGTGTCGCACCAGATCAGCCACGACTCGTCCATCTCTCGATGAACGACTTCCGCCACCTTCTCTGCCCGGGCCTTGCTGGTCTGGCGTTTCACGTCATGCATCTTCGTGGCCGACATGCTGACGGCCGCGAAAAGGCCTTCTCCACCCTTGATCTCGGTTTCCGCCGCCCGGTGCCGGGTGATTGAAATCTCGGGCAGGATGAACCCTGTGTCGTCACCGCCAAGGTCGGAAGGCAGTTCGGCGCACCGGCACCAGGACGCCAGCCAATCCCAGAAATCATGTTCGGCGTGGCCTTTGATCCGGTAGCGGCCCATCTCGGTCTGGTCCGCGATAAACCACCGCATCAGCATTTCATTGGATCGCATGACGCCGCAGAACTCGGCGTACTGACCAAGTTCCATGTGGTCATTCGGCGCTGGTGTGGCTGTGGCCGCCAGCTTGAACTGGTGGTCGCGAAAGGATTGGATCAGGGCGCGTGTCGTTTTCCCGGTGAACGACTTCAGGATCGAGGCCTCGTCAAGAGACACCGCGCCGAACCGTGACGGGTCCAGTTTATCGAGTCGGTCGTAATTGCAGATGTTGATTCCATCGCCCGCCTCCAACTGGTCGCGGATCACGCGGGCCTGATATCCCCACCGATCGGCACGGCGTTTGGTCTGCTGTGCCACGGCAAGCGGGGTCAGGAGTAATGTCCGGCCGTTCTTCGCCTCTCCGGCGTGATGGAGAAATTCAAGCTGGCATTCCGTCTTGCCGAGGCCAGTATCGAGGAAACACCCCGCTCCGCCCGCTTGCAGCGCATGCGCGACCGCATGGGCCTGATAGTTGAACAGATGTGGAGCTAGAGTCGGAACGTCCTTCATCCCGCGCATCGGTGCCTTGGCCGCCTTGCCGGCGAGGAATTGGAGATAGGTGTCCGTCATCCCCGCACCCCGCCAAGCAACTGCTGTGGGGCAGGATCAAGGATGCAGTCGCGGGTATAGCTGAGGAGCGCGAGGGCATCCGCAGCGTTATGATCTGCGACCTGCCATCCGAGCGACCGGCATTTCATCCCGACGTCGTCTTTATCGGCATGACCACTGCCGCAGAAATGCAGGCGCACCGTGTTGACGGCTACCCGCTCATACCTGATGCCGAGGTCATGGCAGATTTCAGCGGCGTGGGCTTCGAGACCGATGAGGAGTCCTGCGGCCGTCTTCACACTACCCCCAACCATAGGGGCTTCGACGGCAAAGACGTCCGGCTTGAACCAGGCGAAGCGATCATAGAGCCACGTCCGGAACTCGTGGAACACACGGGCGTCCGGGACATGGCCGCCCCTCGGCAGTTCGTGCGTTCCCCACTGAGGGGTTCCCCAGTCACGCACGAAAGCCCAGCCGAGGGATTTCGACAGATCGCCCGCCATCAGGTTCATCATTGAGCCGCTGCCCCGCTGGCGCCGTTCTTTTTGCCGAGGCCGAGAACGTTTGCCCCGGTACCGGTGCGGTGGCCGACTTCGTATTGATGGTGAAGATCGGATTGGGCTTCGGGATCATAGGGCGACTTCGCCTGCTTCCCGGCCTTGCCGTCATCAACTCCCCGTTGATGGGCGGTGTCCCAATCGTCGTTTTCCTGCTGTTCCGCCGCCTTGCCGTTCTCGATCGAAGTGGCAACGGATTGGCCGAACTCGAGACCGAGTTGCGTTCCGAGCGGCAGATTGGTGAGGCGGGCGATGCGGCTGCGGCGTGCGGTCTCGGCGTCGATCTCCTTGGGATCGCGGAAGCGCTGCTTAAGGCGCCAGGTGATGTCGTCCGGGTCGACGCCCTTCTTTTTGGCGTCCTTCAGGGTGGCGCGGAACAGGGAGTTCTTCCCGGCTGCCGATTTCATCGCTTCTTCATGTTCAAGCTTGGCCTTGAGCGATGCCTGATAGCACTCGTCGATGGTCTGGTCGGTCACGTTCGACCGGAGCGCCGCCAACTGTTGGGCCTTGGATTGCTTCGATGAGGTCCGCTTCTTTTTCTCGCCCGGTTTCGCGGTACTGTTCTGTTTGGGTGTCAGTGCCATGTCTCTTTCTCCTCGGGTTGATGGGGTTACGCTGCGATGGTTTCCGGCTCGGCATCATTGGCCGCCGCAGGTGGTGCATGGGCGATCTGATGATGGAACTCGCAATAGACCTGTCCGGGATGTTCGACGGCGTGGCCGCAGAACAGGTGATGGCGGGCGGTGAATGGGGTTGTCGGGAAGCGGCAATCGCGCGGGCCGATATCGGCCAAGGTGGCGTCACGGCTTCCGGAGAAGGCGGGCGGAGAACTGCGGCTGTATTCGCTCGTCTTCGGCTTGACAATCAGGACGGTGGTTGTGTGCGCCAGCGGATGAATCAAGCCAAGGCGGGCTGCCTTCGAGGCTATCCGCTCGCGGCTGCATCCGAGTTGTTTTGCCAGCGCGTTGAGGGGCATGGCTGAACCCGGCGAGTATCCCTTGCGCAAGGTGTCTAATTGCGCCGGCGTCCAAAGGTTTTCCCGGCGCCCCTTCTTCTTTGCCGGCCCGACGTTGTGGACGTTCGGCCCACGCATGCCGCGCTTAATAGGACTGTCCCTGCGGTCGAGATTGAGGCGGTGCGCCTTACCGATCACGGAACTGCGAGTGGTCTTAAGCAGATCAGCGATAGCGCCGCCGGTCTTGCCCTGCCCCCACATCCGACGAAGTGTCGCGACGTTGTCGTCAGACCAGTCGAATTGATCCACTTTCTTCGTGCCCTTCGTCATCCCGCCCTCCTCTGCCGATCCGATTCCAGTTTCGCGTTCAAGGCCTGATCTCCTTGGGTGCCTGCATCGCGGACCATCCCGGAATCCTCTGGAGCATTCCCTCGGCCATGGTTTCGACCCCGCCCTCATCCATCGCGACGCTGATCTGCCGGACGCCCTCGCCCTCAATGCCGATCACCGTGCCGTCACGGGATTGCATGTCGCGGACGCGGTCGTTGATGGCGAGGCGGTTCATTTCGGCCAGCCGATGCTGCGGTACTCGACCGGGATGCCATCTGCCTCCGCCGCCTTGATGCCGTATGCCATGCCCTTGCTGATGCCGAGGTCTCCGTAGACGACCGAAGCATGGGCGACACAGCGCCACGCCAGCCCCGCGTCGATACCCGCCTGCCGCTCCTCTGGAACCTCATCGCGAAGCACACCGGGCTGCGTATAGAGAAGATGGCTGGCGATGGGTGCCTCGCCCCTGCCGAGGCTGTCGCGGACACAGGCGCGGGCGTATTCGACGTTGGCCGCGATCAATTCCGGAGTTGCAGCCGCATAGGGCGATTCGATGATGACGCGCCTCATCTCCCCACCCTCACCACTTCCCGCTTATCCGTCTTGTCGAAGACCTTGCGGACGGTACGGCGGAGCTCTTCGATCTGGGTTTCGTGGATGGGGCGGAAGCGCTCGGCGAGGTAGCCGCCGAGATACTTGTCGCTCTTAACCTCGGCCAACACGACGCCAACGTCGCCCCGTGCGTCCGTTCCGACATACGTGATGGTGTAGATAGCGCCGACCGTGAGCCTGCAGTCGCTTGCCTGCTCTACGCACGATACTTTCTGCCCGACCGCAAATTTACATTCCACGATCACCTCCCACACGTCGCACAAAGCGCCAGAACGGAAATAACCACGACCGCTATCGTGAACAGACCAGCGGCGATCAATGGAATGAGGATTGAAAGACCGAACGCCTGATAGAGGGAGCGGATTGTTCGGGTCATGCCGCGATCTCCTCTGGCAGGCAGGGAAGTGCGTCGGCGAGGCGACGGCGGAGTGTCACGATCTCCGCTTCCAGTGCGGCGATGCGGCGCGACATTTCCATTGCCGTGAGTGCGCTCGGCACCATGTCTTCCGGCAGGCGGACGATTTCGATTGCCCTGGATCGGCCGCGCAGGCGGCGAATGAAGCCCTTCTCTTCCAGGTGCTCGACGAAACCGTGGATCTGACCGACCGATGAGCAGTCCATGGCAATCATGATTTCGCGGATGGTCGGCGCAACACCGTTCTTCGCCAGCCCATCCGATATGACGCCGTAAGCGGCGCGTTCCTGTGGGGTCAACATCACGCCCTCCGCTCTGCTTTGGCGCGGCGAAGGTGACGGCGGAAGCCCTTGGACGGCTTCAGGTAGAGCGTCACCTCGACGGCACGGGAATCGATTTCCTTGGTGACAAAGCGGCGGCAACGATTGGTGTCATCGTGGAACCGCAGACGGTCGCCGCGACGCCAGCCGAAATCCCTGCCAGTCGTGACCGTGACCTTGGAGCCGTTGAGCGTGCGCTTGTAGAAGGCACTCAAGGTGTCTGCCTGTGTCGGGGAAATATCGAATGTCGCGGTGAAGCCTTCCATCACGCCCTCGCATCCCGCGCCCGAAGCGCGTTCATGGTGAGCCGTTGCGATGCCTCGCTGATACAGGTCTGCCAGAATTCCTCACTGCCGTGACGGGCGAGGGACATGGAGCGGGCGATGCGCTCTAGGAGTTGG